CCGTTGCACATAGGATAGGAATAGCACGCAGTGCGCCGTTCCTACCTTCGTTCGTATTCTCACCCCAACCGTTATGAATGAATGAGCCGTGGGCTGTATCATGGACGCAAAAGAATGGAGCACGATGGCCGACAAATTAGCACAGGTGAGGCTCAAACTTTACAAAATTCAAGAAGATCACGAAGAATATGACACTGAGGTATATCATCACGTTGCTTTCGTTCGCGAATTGCTTACGATCTGTCTCGAAAAGGTGGATAAACTTGCTAACTGGGATGACAAAGGGTGGCTCCGGTGACCAACAACGTCCGCAAATGTGTCAAGTGTGGAAGCACAATGGTGTTGATTGACGCTGATGAGGCTTACGACCTTTGGAAATGCTACGTGCATTCATCATCGAATGGATGTGGAGCGCACATCTCCACGTTGCCATTGGAGGAATTGTGATGAGATTTAGAGACATAGCGCGTACCTACCAAGTCAAATGCGCGGTCTGTGGGTTTGTTGGAGTTGTCAAATGGTCATCCGGCAAGCATGGAAACAACCCGCCGACCGTTTGGTTGTGCCAAGATCATCAAGGAGAGGTGAAACAATGACACGAGCAGGCGCAAAAATTCGCACTGTCTACATCCGTCGCAAGGGAAAATGGATCGCGATTGGTTATTGCACCAGGACGGTCATCAAATTTGATGATAATGTAGATAGAATCCTGGACGAGGTGTTTGAAGAATGAGCCGACGTCGGACAGGAACACAGTATGTTCCAATCACAATCTCAGTCCCTGCGACCATGTTGAACCTCGTCGAGATGAAACTCAAGCCCAAAGAATCGCGTTCTGCATGGATTGCACTGGCAATTGAAGCGCGTTTGAACGATGCCGACGCTCTTGAGAACGCGAGCGTGTTTGATTTGCTTGGATGGCTGCACTTTCACGGCGTCATCAACCAACAGATGAGGACCATGCTGCAAAATCAACACGATTCTAAAGCATCAACTGATGAATGTTAAGCCCGAGCACTCCAGCAACCGCTATCCCGAGACTCTTCAGCACGCGGAGCATGGCTTTCAACTCCACCAACGCTTCTTCTATGATAATTACACGTTGTTCAAGATTGTCCAAGCGTTTGTCTTGGAGATCATCAGCCGCAACCCATCCGTCAGTCATCACGTGTCACCAAGTTGTAAGCGGCAATTCCAAAGTCAAGTCCAAGTGCAACGACAAAGACGGCATCTCCAAACGGCAATGGACCGTCCGCCAAGATCAAAGGTGCAGCCATCCGAGAAAATCGTAGTCCTTTTTTGGTAACATCGAAGACATCTAAAGCAAAGTCAAGGGCTTCCGGTAACTCGTTTTTGTTGCCCTTCAACTTCTGTAGCTGCAAACGATCATTTTTGGATAATTGACTTGCTTTGTCAAGCGCGCTCAGGGTTTCACCATACAACGTTGCAGCGCGTCCATCAACCCACGTTTCACGGTAACCTTCTAACGTGAACATCAATTGTTCAGAATAATTCTCTCCTGGAAGCAACATGATGGCTCACCATCACGACTTCATCAAGATGTTAGAGTAATATGTGGCGGTTTCTGTGGCCGTCAACGGTCGTTGGGTTCCAACAATGTTGTATTGTAGGGCCGGAATGTAGACTTGAAGGCGCATTGCCAGGTCAATCAATTCAGCGGCAGGAGCGTCAGCCACTGGTTGCGTGGCCCCGCCTGTAATATCTTGAGACAATCGATTGGATGGATAAATTGACCATGCGCGTATGACTGTGATGCCTGGTCCTACCAAAAGATCGGGATATCCACCAATTGTCCTACTTGCCATACGGAAATTACCGATCAAGCGTGATGGGGTTCCTGGATTTCCTCCAGGACCTGCAAAAGTGCCTATTTGATTGGGGCTTGTGAAGTTTTGAGATGGGTCTTGCACATATTGACGGACTTCACGGTATAGGACTTCAAAGGGCAAACCTCCCTGACTGTCATTACCAGTTAGGTCCTTCAATGGAACAAAGCCCGCCTTTGATGCATTTTTGACATTGAAAGGTGAAAGTCCCGCTAAGTCACCAGGCTTCTCAAGATCGTAATCGCCCAACAAGATTAGGAAGGTTTCTTCGATGTTGCCGGCAGGAACGTTGTATGAGATATCAGGATAAGGCAATTCGTATTGGCGTTGCACGTTGATAACCACGTCATCCATACATGCCTTTGATTCAAGGAGATCGCGAAGGTCAACGTAATCGTATGTCATAAAGTGGATTGCACTAACGTCCAGGGGACTTCCTGCCTGTTGAATGTAGAATTGGTCATTATGACGCTTGACTCCCTGGTAGGAACCAGTAGATTCGTTGAATTCAACAGTAGGTGCTACCGGTGTAGTTACACCAGCAAGAAGTTGCCCTGTGTCATACCTAACGGCCCCAAATTGGCCTTGGATCATACGAGGAACGCCCATTACTTTCGCCTCCGACTATGTGCGCGCCATTCTCTGCCTATGCGTTGCATTACAACAGTAGAGTCCAACTTACGGTTTTTGCCTCGACCCTTATACGCTCCACGCAAACCGGTCTTATTCCGTTTCACATAATTGAACGCACGCTTCACATACGCAGTGTATGCTTCACGAGGTTTGGGTTTTGGGAATGCCAAGAAAACCGCCTCAGTTGGAGAGGGAATTGGTCAAAGCAAGGCTCATGTAATCCGAAGCAGAGAGTTTTGCAATCTTTCCGGTAATGCGGAGGTATAGGTCCACATCGGCAGCACTAGTAAGACGGTCAGCACGAATCTGCAACTGGCCACCTGGGATGTATCGGATCTCTTTGACATCGCCTAGTGAAAGGGATTCTTCAAAGGCTGATGTCAGCATGTCTTGGAAGGTCAAATAGATTGAATCGTATGAGGCGTGGGAGATGAATCCGGTTGAGAGGTCCTCAAGTGCGACTTGAGCAACGAAGAGGGATGCCTCAGGAGCCGCAGTGCTAGGGTCGATGCCAACACTGATGGATTCAACACCAAATGCTTCCATCTCGGCGACGTTGACGAAAGTATTGAGGTCAATAGTTTTGACAGCACCGGTGTTGGTTGCGGTAATAGTTTCAAACACTTCAAAGTCACGAGTTTTAGCAGAGGCCATGACCTATGATGATAGTATAGGGTGTATAAATATTAGTGAAACCTACAATCAGTGCCGGCCGTTGCACATAGGATAGGAATAGCACGCAGTGCGCCGTTCCTACCTTCGTTCGTATTCTCACCCCAACCGTTATGAATGAATGAGCCGTGGGCTGTATCATGGAC